AGATGCTAAAGAAGGGTTTAAACGTTTTCAAAAAAGAGCCTCCAGCACCAGCCACAAATCCTTGGTCAAGCGCAGCCGGAAGTTACGCAGGTAAAACCCCGCAACAAGTAGGTAGAGCGTCTCAAGCATCGTCTCAAGCAGCCACAAATCCTTGGTCAAGCGCAGCTGGAAGTTACGCAGGTAAAACCCCGCAACAAGTAGGTAGAGCGTCTCAACCAGCGCCGAGCATGAACAATCCTTGGTCAAGCGCAGCTGGAAGTTACGCAGGTAAAACCCCGCAACAAGTAGGTAGAGCGTCTCAACCAGCGCCGAGCATGAACAATCCTTGGTCAAGCTCCTCAAGCATGCGAGCTCCGTCCAGAACTCCTCAAGATGTTGGGGTGTCAAACCGTCCAGCACCGCAAAGCCCATGGTCTTCAACTGGAAACACTCAAACTCCACGAGCTCCGTCCAGAACTCCTCAAGATGTTGGTCGAGGGAGTGTACCCCCAGCTCAAACAGCGTGGTCTTCTGCTTCAAATACTCGCCCTGCAAGGCCTCCATCCGTAACCCCGCAAGATATTGGTTTTGCTAACCGCGCGGCACCGAAGAGCCCTTGGACTTCTTCTGGAAATATACGACCTCAAACACCTCCGACACCTGTCGCAACACCACAATCTGTAGGTGCCTCGCAAAGAGCAGCGGCAGAAAGTAAAAGCGTGACGGATTATGTAGATAATCTTCCAGCCGCAGACTACACTGCAGCTTTAAAAAAGTTTGGGCTTGGTGCTAATGTTAGTAGGCAGCAGCTAAAAGACATTCTCAGTAAAACCAGTTTCGGCAGGTTATCTCTCGACAACATCTAAATATTAACCGATGTCCATGTTCGACGAGCTAGATCTCGGAGCTAAAGACTACAGCGGTAAGGGCGAAGGCTCTGGCTTTGAAAAGTTTTTAAGTAAACCAAGTCCCCGACCGTATCAACCATTCGGCGGGCCTATGCAGCAGGCTTACCAGCCGCAACCCGAGCCCGTTGACTACAGCTATGGAGAAGCACCCGTTGACCAAGGACCTACGTTTTACGACGATTTAGATGCATACGAGCAGCTAAAGAATGGGCATAAGCAGATTAGTCAGTTTTCACGCGAAAACTCTAAATCCGCTAAGCGGTATGAAGACTTGTACGGAGAATTCATGGACAATGAGTTCAAACCTTTCTTTGAAAGCGTTGGAGGTTTTGGAGACTTTGAGTCTGATGACGAATATATCTCCGCGGTTGATGAAATATATAAGTCCAATCTCAAGGCATCTCAGCAGGAGGACGGTTGGCTTGGGGCCTCTGACGAAAAAACTAGTGCATTAGAGGGTTTAAAGAACTTTCAGCAGTGGGATCACCCCAACGGTATGCGGGCCAAGTTCCTCAGGCTAAAAGCCGAAAAGGATAAGCGTCGAGAAGTTGCCGATAGAGCTAAAGATGAAGAGTTTAAACTCTTCGAACAGATGACAAACATCTCTATCCCTGCCCGCGAGCAGTTGGAGGAACAACTCAAGTCTCGTAATAAAGCTCCTGGCAGCACCAAAAAGATGAACGAGATGCTCGACGGCATGAGCTGGGAGCAGCCTGTAGTCGGATACGACGGGGAGGTACAGAATTTAGAAAGCGTAGATCCGAGAGCAAAGATCAATCCGGCCATCGGATATGACGGTCAGGGTAATAAATCTAGCAAAGCTCAGAGAGAGCGGGTTGCTGCAGCTATGCGCGGAGATATCAAAGGCGTATTATCAAGAAGGCAGCATATCGCCAAAGAACGCCAGCTTCGGGACAAAGGATTTTTCTTTTCCGAATCTGGATTGCTTGACGGCAGACCCATAGGTATGAGCCGTCGCGATGTCGATTTGCTCGATATTGATGATATGCGCAAGGCTGGCATGACTAGCTTCCAGGGCAAACCATTGGACCAGGCTATGACTGATCTTGGTGGTGAAGAGCGTTTGGAAATGGCTAAGGTCATGCAATCTGTATACTCGACAAAGAGTAATTATGAAGACGCGCAGTTAAAATTTCTTAAAGCGGCGGGCAGCCCTAAAGCTGACAAGTTGCGCGATGCTATGGAAGCTGCGCGTGAAGATATGCAAAAGACTATCGGTCTTGCCGCTAGCTATGGATTGGACAACGAATTGTTCGAGCAGGCAGAGACTACTGGCTGGCTCTCGGCTATGGGCAACGCTGTTCAGCGTGGTGCTCTGATGAGCGAGATGAGTAATTATACTCCTGACTTTCTGACTAATACATTGGATGCGGATGAGATGCAGAAATTCATAGAGATCGCATCGGAAATCGAAAAGCTCCCGACTAGCTCTACTATGAAGCGTGTCAAAGAGACTAAGTCTGATGGCTTTCTCGATGCTATGGGAAATCTATTATTTGATAATCCCGCTGCGATTCCCGAAATGTTCGTGGAGTCACTATCATCCTTTCTGCCTAGTACAATTAAATGGCTCCTCCCATCTGCCGCTGCTGGTGCCGCGGCGGGAACAATTGTTGCTCCCGGCGCAGGAACCGCGGCCGGTGCCGCAATTGGTGCTCGTGCATCCTGGGGTGTCGCATCATTTGTACTTGAAGCCTCCGGCATGGCGCTTGAAGGCATGCAGGAATTAAACATCGACTGGAAGAATCCAAAAGTCTTTGCCGCCGCATGGACTAACGAGAGCATACGGAGCAAGATTCAAAAGAAGATGGTACAGAAGGGCACACCTATCGCCATCGCTGACATGCTTACTGGTATGATGGCTGGCAAGGTTATGGGCGTAGTTAACCATACCGGCAACGCCGTGTTCAAAGGTGGTAAGCTTTTAAATAAGGAAGCATTTAATGCGGCCAATGGAGCTGTCCCGAGGTTTAAGCTCATGCAAAAGACCCGCAATGCTGCGGCTGAGCTCGGTGCAGATTCTTTCATGGGTATGTCCGGGGAATATCTCGGACAATGGGCAAGTAAAGAACCTGGCGAAGATTGGGACTGGGATGCTATCGCTGCTGAAGGATTGGTCGGAGTTGGCCCTGGAGCTGTTGGCGCTGCACTTGAAATGCGCGGCCCGCGAGCTAATTACTTTGGCAATGCACCTATCGATATTACTGGAGAAACTCAGACAGAGACTGGATCAACAGGTACAGTAAACCGTGCCGGGTATCAGGCGAATTACCAAACCTTTAACGATCCCGAATCCATGATGGCTCATTTCGAGGATGTTGTCCCTCAGGGCACAACTCCCGAGGAGCAGGATCGCAGGGCTGCATCGCTCGACTTTACCCGTCGCTGGGTAGATACAATGTTTAAAGTTCGTCCCGAAGCAATGGCTGGATTGAAGGTAGTAATTAGCGACCGTACTCCTGATGCAAATCTTAAAAATCGTGGAACTTTCGAATCTCGGGACGGTAATAACATCATCTATTTAAACGAGAAAGAATTCGCTCAGGATCCCATGGGTGCAATGCTTCACGAATCTGGTCACTTCGCCCGCATCATGATGCTCAAAGACGAAGAGCTCACGAAGCTATGGGGCGGATTAAAAGAGGGTGAACAGCTCGACGCTTATACTCAATACTATACTAAGGATTATGAGCGTAGCTTCGAGGAGCATGATGAAAAGACTCAGAAAAAGATTCGTCGTGCATTTAATAAGACTGATAATGAAGTCCTCGCGGAAGAGTGGTTTTCTTACCAATGGGCAAGAGTGCTCAACTCGAATTACAAGCCTGACAAATCTGTTAAAGGTCTTGAAAAGTTCTATTCCGGGTTAGTTCGTCCATTATTCGCAGAGTTTACTGGGAGCGAAAAAGCAGCAGGTGATAAGAAGGGCAATGAATTCATGCTCGACGAGCAAATCCGACAGTTTTTAGAGGATGGATTTACTCCTAGCATGCAGACCGAGTTCGATAATGCTCAGTCTCAGCGAGATGCTCTTGGAGCTTTGTATGAAGAAGGGCTACCTACTCAAAAAGAGGCAAACCGAGTAGGTAAGGCTAGAAGCAAAATACCTGGCCAGCTTCAGAAAAAGCTAAAGGCCATGGGCCTCGCGCCAAAGAAAGCGGCCCAAATGGCTAGAACATTAAACGCCATGGCCGGGGAGAAGATTTTGTCTACGGATCCCAAGACCTACAGTACATTCTCTATCGCTACCGCAAGAGCCGCGGGGCAAGAGACGGAGGAAAATCCGAACCTAGTAAAATCCGCTGAAGGTGGCGTACAACCTTTCACAGATAAAAAGATTCCGGTTAAAGAAGAAAAAGAAGTTAAGAAGGAATATCCAAAAGCTAAACCTTTGCGAGAAGGCTTAAAAGAGCCTACACAAGTAATACCATCGGAACAAAAAATAGACCGGTCTGACTTGGTTAAACCAAAAGACCAAAAGATCGCTTCGCTTGAGAAGCAAATAGAGCGCACCAAAGAATTAGCTAAAAAAGCGGACACTCCAAAAAAGAAAGAGGCTTTCGAAAAGAGAATCTCTTCGCTCGAATCAGATCTGACATCTCTTAAAAATAGAGACAAGCTCCGGGTTTACCCGCCCACCAAGACTGCAAATAAACCTAAACCGCAAACTACGAAGCTTTCAGACTCTGAAAAAGGTAAAAGGTTAGAAGCTCAAATCGCTAAGACCCAGGAAAAATTAGACCGGGCTAAAAGCGAAGCGGAAAAGAACACGCTCCGCCGCCAGATCAAAATTTTAACTTCTAAAATTGATACCGAGCTTAACAAAGCAGCGTCTCCAGCTTTCGTAGGTCGCGAACCAAAGAATAAGCAGGTAAAGCGGGACATGTCTGAGCGTGTAGAGCTCGGTAATGCACCCGCGCAGAAACTTACCAAGGCCCAAGAGAGAGCCTCTGACGCAAAGGCTCTTATCGATCGTTTAGGTGCTGAGATGGCTTTGGTTACCAAATCAGTCATTACTGATCCTAATAAAGAGAAAGAAGCCTTTGAAGCTCTTAAAGCTGTTAAGAAAAAATTTAAGAGTCTAAAAAATTTAGATGATGCAATCCGAGCGCATCTAGTAGAAACAAAAAAAGCGAAGGGTACCTTCGCAACAGGGAAGACTATATCCAGCGTCCTAGACCTTGAGACCTTAATCCGTCTATCTCCGTCCTCATTCATCGGGGAGTTAGAAAAAGCCATGGATCCTACGACTGGTAAAATTCCAAACGCCCAGGATATCGAGGACATGGCTTTAGAAGCTCGGGAACAAGTTGAATCTAAGAAAGAAGTTATCGAGTCCAGAATTGCAGAAGTTGACAGGGAGATTCGATCGCTTGAGGACGGAAGGTCTGAGCTGCAATCCGCAAGCCAAAAGCCGGAGGCCGGAGACACAACCGTTGAGGCTGAGATTAAAGAGCTTAAAGAAATCCGCAAACGCTTGGTAAATAATCTACAATTAATCGCTCCTGAAAACTTAAGCCTTGATTGGAAAGATGTGTCGCATCCGCTTCTTTGGTACAGAATAGCTGAAGGTAAACCCGGTACTGACAGCAGAGAATTACTGAGCGAGCCTCAGAGTTTAACATTTGGTATGATGGCAGACCCAACATCGTATGCTGCGAGAGGTATCTCAGTTTACAAGACAAAGCAAGATGCAGATAAGGATAGGCCTAGAAACGAAAACTCCTCGCTAACCCCTCAGGAAGAGCTTTGGGACTTTGTAACTGGTGGGTTTGACGAGAGCATAGCGCCTCGAGGACAGTTTGCTCCCTACGGCGTAGCTGAAGATGGGGTGGTTCGTACTTTAGACAATTTTAAACTTATACTTCAAGCGGTTAAAGCTTCCGCCATGTTCCCTAAGCAAAGGGATATTGGTTCTAAGTCCATGGGTCGCGCACGGTATGCTAAAAACACTAAGGGCGGGAACGAGCAGGCCCGTAAAGGATATCCTAGCGGATATACGACAGACAAAGGTGCTAGCTATGCTGCGATTATTGCCGAGCGTATTCGTGAAAAAAAGCTTACCGGAACCAAGAAGAAGGGCTCCGAAGAAAAAGCTTACCTAAGTATTGATCTAGTATCCAACGACCCGACGATCGAAGAAGTCCTCGGTCTGGCTATGGCAAACGGAAGAACTCTTGAACTTCTAGGAGATCCATCGGACTCGATGAAAGATTTTGATCAGGCAATGTTCATCATAGCTCGGGAGAATATGAAATCCGAGATGGTTGAGCGCGAGAAAGCAGCAGGTTCGAAGACACAGTTAAGTGAAGACGGCACAAAAACCATCGACTTCAGTGAATCAACCATCGATCGCCCCAGTTTCTTAGATGGAAAAATGCTAACCGCTAAATCAAAGGCGGTTAAGGGTGGAAGTACTACAAGTTCTGTGGACGATATTTTTAAAGGAAGCCGGAAAGGTGGAGTGCCTACCGACATTGATCAGGAAACAGACTATGCGGAGCAAGCAGGAGATCCTTGGCCTAAGGTCCAAGGCTCGGCAACTTTTTCAAAGACTCTTGCCGGTATCGTTAGTACCAAGGCTAGAATTAAATTCGAGACTGACTACATAAACTATGTCATTGAGAATGTTCAGTCTGCAATTAACGGGTTTAAGACAAGCGAAGCTGGTGTCCCCGGTCAGTCTCTGGAGCAGAGAGAGGTTGAAAATAAGAGCCGCGAGGTTACCAAAAAGGTGTACCGAAAGGACGGCTCCATGGACAGTGAACAAGCCAAGATACTTAGCATGCCGCTGAGCGATAAAAAAGTAAAAGAGACTTTCCCCAAGCTTACTGGTAAAACTCCACAAGTTGCATTCGAAGAATTCGACAACTTTTTAAACCAAGCAAAAGATAACCCGACTTATTCTAAGGCTTTCATTGATTTTCTTACTGCTCGCAGAGAAGTTTTTCTCAACAGCTTAGTAGAAACCAAAAAAGGAAGAGACTCCCTTGAGGAAGCAATTAAGAGCTTTGACTCCAGTAAAGAAGGTGCTGCTCGGGTAGCCCTGCTTGAAGAAATTGCTGAAGGTGGTGATGTCGTACTTGCAAATAAAAGAATTATTAAAGGCTTCGATATTAAGCCCGAGAGCGAGTATAACTACCGCAGACCGTTAGAAAGAACTTCGGAAACGGTATCAGCGAAAGCTGGGCGGGACAGTTTTACCGCATCAAAAATATACGAGACTTTTGATGTCATGACTGCCTTTGCTGCGGGTCGTACTCTTGACGGGAAAGACTTCGAAAAAGAGCAGACCAATATCGGTAAGTCGGAAACTATGCCCGACCGACCAATTGAAGTAAGCAAGGAAGAATCGGATCTTCTATCTTCTGTCGATATTAACGCTGTAGACTTTGCTAACTGGTACTTAAAGAGCGGTAAGCCTGAAGATCAAATGCGAGCCCTTCAATTTCTACCCTCTTCGCAGACGAGCAAAGACGGTAGCACAATCCAGCAGTTACCCGGTGGCCTCGGAGAGGGTCTACTCCCTTATGTATTCATGGATTTCGCTAGGTCCATGTATGAGAAGCTGGGGATTAAAAGTTTTGATACTAATGTAGAGAATGCCCGAAAAGAATCAGGAAAGAATCAAAAAAGATTCAGGAAATTCTCAGAGGTTAAAAAGAACCTTCCTGCTTTTAAAAAGGTAGAAAAGCAAAAGAAAGAATTAGAGAAAGCTTATGATTCTGCCAAAACAGCAGACGAAAAAGCTGTGCTAAAGGACGGCATTGATAATATGGATAAAGAGCTTCAATCAATGCGTTTGGACCAGGCTCCACAAGATTCTAATTTCCAATGGAATTTCGAGCGTGGACAGCTGCTTTTTAATGGTAAGCTTGCTAGCTTCGACGCGTTTCTCGACAAAGAAAAAAGGCTGGATCCCGCTGCAATGGCGGCGTTGGGAAAGCCCATCGTCCAAGCGGTCTTAGATGCAGAAGCTATTGATGTCTACCGCCAGACAGATCCTAATGCAGAAAACCTTCTTCAGCGGGATACGCAGAAGGGTGGAGCAAGAGAAGACAACAGCGCAGACATGCGCGACGACACCGGAAATGAGGATACTCAGGTAGCGAAGGCTCCAAAAGGCCAGCTCGACTCAGGCATGTCTCAGTTTGATTCTACTTTCATAAAGAAAAGCGATATTAAGATGCGCGACGATCTTCAAAAGCTCGCAATGGCTGAGTTTAAAGAGAATCCCGAAATTCTTGAGCGTCTGTCTTATGAGCAGCTATCCGAGCTATTAAAAGAGGACATGGGCCCTGTTACCGAGGTTCTTCAAAAAGAAGTGGAAAAGCGCGCACTTAGAAAAGATATAAGCATCACCTTCTCACCGGAAGGTACTTCAAAGATCCTAAACTCCGACGCCAAGATTTTAACCAGCGACGCAGACCCAAATCTTGCGAAAGCAACCTTGCTTGGTCGGATCGCGGGCGATAGCGAGCTGATCAAAGAATTTAAGGAATGGGCCGGAGGTAAAAAGCAAAGCCTGAGCAAAGGTAGTCTTAAAATGGATCTGGTAGACCGTGCAGACCCTCTTAATCAATTAAACAAATTATTCCTTAAAGGATTTGAAGCTGTCGGACTGGACAGTTCGAACCCGCTATATAAAGCTCTTAATGTTCACGGTAAATACTACCAGTTTTTCGGAGAGGGTGATAACAGCGTAGAGCAAGCTAGACTTGAATATTACGAGCCTATGATGGAGCTCATGCGCGAGTATAATGTCGACGAAAAGAAAATTGGGGAGTACCTAAACGCCCGGGCAGCCCCGAGTAGAAACTTACAAATCGAAGCTAAAGCTTTGGAAGCTCTAAAGGAGATGGAAAAAGATCCAGAAGGCCCCAGAAGCGAGAAGTATAAAAAGATTGAGAAGTTTTTCTTTAATACGACTGAAGATGGTAAACGTACGATCAAGCGAGACTCGGGAATTAGTACTGAGACTGCGCTCAAGGTTGTGGCTGAGATGGAGAAAGAGCCTAGGTTCGTAGAGTTCTTAGACAAGTTTCTTATAAAATATTATAAGATGAACAAGGAAGGTTTAACTACGCTTGCTAGCACAGGTATGATCGGCCAAGACACTGTTTCAAAAGAGGGTATAAATGAAGTTGAGGCTATGAGAAAAGCGATGTCCCGCTTTGATTTTAAAGGGGGTAAAGCTGATAAGTACGGTAATAAATATAAATCTAAAGTATCTGCACTTGAGGATAATTATTCTTACTCTCCACTCCAGGGATTCGAAGGAGAGACCGAGAATTTCTACGAGCAAGAAGCAGCCTGGGAAGAGTTTGGCGCAGGATCAAATGCAACAGGAAAAGGGTTTGACCAGAAGAAAAGCGATCTAATCCTACAAGGCGCTTTTGGTAGGTATAAGTCAGGCGCACCTGACCCATCATTGACTTTAGGAAATTCTTTTAGGCAGCATATCTCTAGCGCCATTCTAGCTCAAAAAAATACAGTGGCTCAGAAATTTGGTATGGTTTACGGAATGATGCGTGCCGTAATTTACGACAAAGACGGTAACGAACATTTCAATGCGAACCGGCTTACTGAAGAGGAAAAGAACGATCCGATATACCAAGCATACGAAGAACTAATTAAATTAAAAGAGCCCGGTAATGAGACCGCTTTTAAAAACCTAAAGTCTGAGTTCGACCAAATTTTTGACCCGAAAGGTTTTGAAGAATCTGAAACGGTGACCCAATACGAACTACAGGAAACAGGAGAGATTGGAATTGTTCGCCGCGAGATGAGTCAAAAATTTAAGAATGATCCGACAGCGTTTACCTATCGAAGAAACGGGATTCCCCAATTCATAAAATTCACAAGCAAAAGCGAAGGTCTTAGGATGGCGGATACAATGAAGAATTTAAGGTATGAGAATTTACCTCAGATCCTTCAGGGCTTTAATACAGTGACTCGTGGAATGGCCCAGATGTTTACCTCAGCCAATCCGGCTTTCATACTACCCAACTTCTTTCGAGATGTTGCAACTGCCGCGATTCATTTAGGTGAAGATGATAAAAAGGTTCTAATCAAAGACGCATTAAACTTTAAGAATCTTAGCGGTTTCATGAAAGAAATCTATAAGGTTGAACAAAAGATCCATAAAGGAATCAATCCGAACACTAAAGATAAAGAGATCATGAATCTCTTAGCATCTGGAGACCCGAAAAAGATACTAGCGTCCGGAAACCGTCAGGCCATGTTCCAATACTTTAAAGAGGCTGGTGGTAAGGTTGGATATTTTAGGCATGAGTCTCTCCCTGAAAAGATCAAGCAGATCCAGAAAGATCTGAAGGGTAAAAAGGGGTGGACGAAGAAAGGTTGGAAGGGAATGTGGCAGACCATAGATTCTATGAACACTGCCGTTGAAAACTCCATTCGTGCATCTACATTTTGGGCAGCGATTAAGGATGGAAGATCTACTGACGAAGCAGCTCACATCTCAAGAAATGTAACCGTCGACTTTAATCAAAAGGGCAACCTCACACAGACCTTTGGCGCACTCTATGTATTCTTTGGTGCTTCGGTAAATTCCATGCATAGATTTTATAGGACCTTAAGTCGCAGGACTCCGGCCCAAAGAGCAGCTCTTATTGGTGGAATGGCCAGTGCTGCACTTATCGTAAATCTGTTTAATCGATTAATGGACGACGATGAGGACGAAGAGATTCCAGACTACGACACTATTAGCACATATAAAAGAGACACTAATTTTATTCTTCCTGTACCCGCTGGTCTTCCTGACTTCTTTAACGACGAGAAAGATACTGGATACTTCAGTCTACCACTTCCCTTAGGTTACAACTTATTTTGGACAATGGGTCAGGTCATGGGAGATATGGTCGCAAAGAATGTATTTAATAGGGGAGGGATGGGATTCTTTGGTAGTGCTACTCGTGTACAAGAAAGTTTCTTAAATGCATTCAATCCCGTTGGCGGCGCTAGTTTAATAACAGCAGCATTTCCAACAGCCGTTACTCCTCTTGTTGAATTGTACGCGAATAAAAACTTCATGAATAAACCGATCCGCTATGCTGATCGTCCATTCGAAGTACCTAAACCCGCACATATGCAGGATCCTAGGAGTACACCGGATCACTGGACTAAACTATCCCGATCGATCAATGAATTCATGGGTGGTAGCGATGATGTAAAAGGTTCGCTCGCGGGCATGATGGGTAAAAACCCACTATACTACAATTCTGACGAGGATATAGAATTTGATATCTCTGGTAATCAGATGAAACATTTACTTTACGGATACCTTGGTGGCCCTGGCCAGATAGCTGACACTTTATTTGGCGGTATGTTTTCTGCAGCCAAAGGAGATTTATCCGTGAAAAACATTGGTGACATTCCAGTAGCTAATCGTTTCATGCGAGCCACGACCTACGGATCTGCGACCCGCAACTCATTTCTTAATCTGCGTGACGCTACCAAGAATGCCGAGAAGGTTATGAAGTCTGCAAAGATTCTAGGACCGAAGGTTTATACCACCGCACTGAACGACAATAAAAAACTCTTACAACTATCATCGCAGATTAGTGCATTTGATAAACAGAAGAACAAGATGCGCAGACTGAAAAAACAGATCGAATCTTCTAAGGCGTTGTCTGATAACCAGAAAACGCAACGGGTGGACGAGTTGCAGAAGAAAGAGTTAACTCTTATGATTGCGGTCATAAAGAAAGCTCAGGCTCTCGGAATTTCATAATAGTTCATGAAGGAATCAAACCTTAAGTTAAACAAGAAACAGGAAGAAAAACTCGTCGAGTATACGCTCGAACGGGTCAGACAACTTAAGGAGGATAACCGCGAACGTATTGAGACGGATAAGATCTCTTGGAAGACATATCATAACGATCGTACAGACCGTGTGTCATACGATGGTATATTTAGTCACTCGAATCTTTCGGTACCCATGACTTCTCTTGTCGTAGATCATTTCATGGCACGGGCCGAGGATGAGATAACCGGGACGAGTCCCTACTTTAAATTCGAAGCCCAGGGAGCGAGCGACCTGGAAACTGCCGAGGGATACGACAAGTATTTCAACTGGAAAATTGAGGACCAAGCAAAGACACGCGAGCGTCTTGAAGAATCATATCTTCATTTATTTATCCAGCGTGCATTAGTTCTTAAGTCTACATATCGCGAAGATATATCCGTCTGGTATGATTATGAAAGAAATGGATTGTTCAATAATCAAACAGGTGCATTTGAAGAGATCCCAGGCGAAGGACCAATCATTGAAGGAGAATCTCAATTCATTCCCGAAATCAATCCTTTGACCGGAGAAACAGAACTTCGACTTGCGACCGATCCAAGTTTTCAAATGATCCCTGGAGTTCATGAATTTCAACCCTTACCTCAAGGGGTTCCCACCCAACAGGTAAAGTACAGAGGTCCAAGGTCGGAGGTCATAGACTCAGACCGTTTCCTTTGCCCGAGTACCGCAGAATCTGTGGACGAGGCTGACATCGTTGTAGAATTGTATGACAAAGATTTAAAATGGGTTCGTGACATGTTTATGAATCGGGACTGGATATCATTTCCTGATTATTTAAACCTCATGAAAAAGGATGCAAATCCAAGGTCGGAGGTCGAAGAGAATGAGGAGAGAAAAGAAAACCTATCGTTTGACTCTGATGAAAATCCAGTCGTTCCAATCATTGAATGTTGGATTAAACGAGATGTTCTTGGAACTGGAACACCTCAAGAATTTTGCATCTTTATAGATACCGAGACTGAAAAGCCTATCTATTATGAATATGTTGCGAAACTAACTCCTGATAACAAAGTTCCATATACCGCAGTTTCCATCGGGAAAGAGCGGAACAAGTGGTGCGGCGACAGCTTGCCCGAAAGAATTCGTAGCTTCCAAGAATATGTAGACCGCCAATTTAATTCTCAGAGCTACCGTAATGAACTCGCTGCTAATCCGATCATTGGAATCAATGCTCAAGCTGTCGAGGACGAGCCTGAAGATGTTGAACTCCATGCCGGAAAGATTTTTGAATTAAAGGATCAATATAGCATTGATGACTTTATAAACTTTGCCGCTGTCCCCAATGTCGATGTCCGAACTCAAGACTTGATTGATTTTGTATTTGGAATTGTCCAGCTCTGGCTAGGCGTATCCAATATGGCACAGGGAGATTATCAGGCATTAGCTCCTGCAAATACAGCAACAGGAGTGGAAGCAACCCTTCGCGAGGCGTCTAAGATTGGTCGTCGTTGGATGCGTCGAATTGTTCGTGGTTT